TTACACGTACGTATTTTGCTTGAAAATGAACCATGGAAGTGCCTCAACAGCGCTTCAATCCCTCCCGTCTGGAGAGAAAATGCAAAAACGTGCCAGAATCGCCAAGCGGGATTTTCACGTGACACTGGCTTCAGAGTAGAAGGAGTCCTCAACGGAGTGGCCCAAGCAACTTTGACTTTTTGTAAAACCCCAGCCGAAGCAGACGCAGCAGTTGTTGGTGGACCATTTACAGATATGAGTATGGTTGCATTTGTTGCTGAAGGAGCGCAGCAAGTAGTCCAGCACCCGTTTGTAGTAGGCCAAAGTATTAGCATAACAAATTCAAACAACCCTGCAATAGATAGTAGTGTAAACATAACTGATATCGAAGTAGATGCAACTCGATTGAAATTAACTTTCGATCCGCCCATTAATATGTCAGCGACGGCCGCGGGAGGAACGGCAAACACAAGTGACGCACTACTTGTATTTATTAACCCTAACCCAGCCGGCGATCCAACTCTTAATATCACTCAAGTGGAAATGGTCCTAGAGACTGCAACTCCATCACAACAACAATTGGAATCACTCGAGAAATTAGTAAATGGAAAAGGGTATGCCTACCCATATCAGTCCTTTATGGATTACACTAATAATACAGCTTCTGACGAGACCGTTATTAGTAACACAATTCAGAGCTCGCTTCGACAATGTAAAGCTATTATGAGCGTCTGGGAGAGACTGGAAGAGAGTGTTGTCGGAAAACAGAATCTCTGCGGATTTGTCGATCCACTAGCTGACCCTAGTAGCTATCAGTTTATTTTAGACAACCTCCTTACCCCCAATCAGAAGGTGTCACTTAGCCAGTATATTAAAAACAGATCTGAGCAAGGAGGTTGGTCTCAAGTGCACATCAAAGAACTGGTCGATGCTTTCCGAGCGTGTGGACTACCAGTCTCAAATCTAACAGATTTGGATGGATGCCTAATTATTCCAAGAGCTCTCGCTCGGTACAATCATACCTATGATATGAGTTCTTCGCAAGGTGAAACCCGGTGCAACATTAATTTTGTATCAAATACAAAGCCTTTACTCTGGCACAACTATATCGCACATCAGAGAACACTTGTTGTGCAAAGCCAAGAAGGGGCACGGGTGATCATGTAAAAAAAACGAATATTTTTGTATGTTTAAATTAAATTCTCATATCAAAATATAAACAAAAAAATGTCAAAAGTCATTGGATTAGAAAAAGCAGAAGTTTTCCCAATCAATTCAAACCAAAGCTACAGTTTTCGAAATGGTAACCCCCTGATTGATTTCGAAATTGGTGCATCCCCCGGAAAGGTTATAGACCCGAGTTCGATAAGGCTGAATTTTAGCCTTGTTTCAGGATACGGATCTGGAGCAAATTTTCGATACCTGAACAACCAAAATTCCTACGGAGCAAATGGAGCCGCCACTGGATTGTGTACGGGCAACATCAACCCTCGTGTTGGAGTTTCTACTGTTATACAAACAGTGAAGGTCTCAAATTTTAGAAACCAAGTCATTGAAGAGGTACGACAGCACAGTCGACTTAACTCGACAGTCATCCCAATGCTAAACGATTTTCGCAAGTATAAGTGTGCCCTATCCAATATTTACGGAGCATACGGTAACTGTGCGAGTCAAATGCTAAGGGTCAACTCAGAGATGGAGTGTTCAATACCACTAAGAGCTGGATTATTACAGTCAAGAACTCCCCTTGACCCAACCTCCTTGGGGGGACTCCGGCTACAAGTAAGCCTCGCACCGGATTCAGCGATTTTTAATGTTACCGATAAAGATAATTTGGTAGACAGCGCTGCGGATGCAGGCAACGGTCAAGTGTTTTACCAGCTTAGTAATGTCTCGTTAAATTTCAATTATCTTGTGATGGACAAACCAATGCAGCCTATGAATGGAATCCTACCATACGCAGCTTATAGGAGTTTCATGAATGTGGTTCATTCCAGTGACAATCAGTCCAGTTTAGCTTTGAACCTCAGCTCGGTTCGAACAGCTTTCCAGACATTTTTACGATCATCGAGTGTGAACAATTATTTAGAGGACAGTTTGAAAACACACCCGATGGAGGATTCCAATGACGTACCTCAACAAATTAAAGAAGTAAGTTTTATGCGAAACGGCTTGAAATTCCCTGCACAATATAGTACTAACGAAAGGAGAATCCTAGAAACTCGTGCTTCCGCATACCCTGCACATATGTTACGAGAATACATGAACTCTGTTCGAAAATATCGAGCTGTTAAAAGTACATTAATGAGTCCAATAGTACAAGGGACACGTACACGAGACGATACAGATATTGACCAGGCTGATGGAGGAGCTCCCCAGAACATTTCAGCAACTTTCCCAGCAATCAATGGGGGGTATTCGCTATATGGTATCGGTACGAGATTCGACTCGCTCAATATTGGAAGTGGCTCAGATTTTTCTCAAAGTTCATTCACAGTACGTCTTGTTTCAACTCTCACCGATGGCACTCCTCAAAATGCGTTTTCATTCTGCTTATCGAATCAAGGTCTCGCAGTTAAGAATATGTCTGTGAACCCTATCGCTTAAATTTAGAAATATGACATTTTCAAATATAAATTTCGTTTTTTGATTTTTTTTTATATTTGAAAATAGTATACAAACAAAAAATGGAATTAGCACGTTTATTAGACAGCAGAGCTCAGCAAAGTGAAAGCTTAAGAATTGAGACAGATGTTTTGCGCCCGCAGACAATTTCAGACAACGAATGTGTTTTTAATTTACGAAATACTGGTGTTTTAGATGCTGGGAGCTCACTGATCATCCCCGTTTGTGCTGTACAGCCTGAAGCAAGATTAACTCTTGCAGCAGGAGTATATGGGCTTATTCAAAGCGCCACGCTGCAAACGTCAAACGGAGTGGTCATTGCACAGACTGACGAATCAAACTACCTACTAACAATTAACAACAGTTATGTAGACCCCGAAAAAAGACTAAATGTAGGTACAGTAACAAATGGTTCACAGCTAAATTTCAAATATGTAGAAAGTGGTGCATTTCGAGGCAAACTAGGTTGGAGTTGTGGAGACGATGTTGCACCTCGTTTCCGATTACCTTCGAGTGCAGATCGCTCAACGGGAGTCGAATATCATATTAGACTGAGCCAGCTTTTCCCTGCCCTGCTTCCTTTTATGCTGCCCCTGTTCGTTCTCAAAGAAGGCATTCAGCTGCGAATAATATTTACCGACCCTGCGGTGAACGGTCCTCGAGGACTCAGCGTTGATGCAGTACAAACCAAAGCGGAAATTGGTGTTATTAACAGCGGTGTAAGATTTGTTTCAGATCATCTCATTTTTTCAGAGGATTTCAACTCAAAAATCCGAGCTCTCGACCAAAGCGCAAATGGAATAGTCATACCTTATGCGGATTTTAACACACAAATTATTTCCCATAGCGCACAGCCTAACCCAGCTGCTGGAACTTCAACGATGTACAAAAGTAGACGCAACATCGGTCTCTCAAATTTGAGAGTTAGACATATGCTTATTCACACGCAAGAAGGTGGAATTGGATTAGCAACAACGACCGCTATTCAAAAAGCGGGCCTCGGAAAATACGCATCATCCAGTGGAATTCTAGGTAACGAGCTACAGCTTACAGTCAATAGTGAGAACTATTATCCTCGAACTATTACGAGCGATAGTAGATTGTACAACGAAAACGCCGATGTTTACGGTATTCCTTGTCAGGTTCCCCAAGGCCTCTACTCAACAACAAGTTCATACATTAAAGACACTGCACAAAATACACAAGTGGCCGCAGCCAGCAATATATTTGACAAGTTGCCTTCATCTGCGTGGAGTGCGGAAAATGTCTTCAACGCAACGGTTGCAGACAACAACGGTCAATTCCAAGTGCTTGGAGTCAATATGTCACACTCACGCACAGATGTTTTCAATACGGGCACCCCAATCGGTAAGCAGCAAGTGGAGGTCGAATACAACCGACGTATCACTACTGGTCGCCAAGGTCCTTTCTTACAGCGTATATTCTGTTGCGTGGAGCGATTGATGGTTATCAAGAACGGACGAATTATGACGACAAATTCATAAATTATTTTTCTAACTATAGAGTATAATAACTAAATGGGACTGGACTTTAACAAACTGCACGAGCAACACAAAGCTGATATAATTTTAGGGCAACGTGGCGAATCACAAACAGAAAAAAAAATCCAAAAATATTTTCAGAACCATTCATTTAAACCAACGTGTGACTTTCATAGCTTTGACTTCTTCTCAGAGGAGTTGGAGACCTTCATCGAGGTCAAAACCCGCAGGATAAGGCACAACAGATATCGAAGCATTATTTTTAGTGCACACAAAATACAGTTTATAAAAAACAACCCCGAGTACGACTATTTTTTTATTTTTAATTGTCGTGACGGATTTTATATTTGGAAATACAATGCGAAACAGTACTTTCTCTCAGAAGGAGGTAGACGAGATCGGGGAAAAATTGAAAAATCAAGGGTGTGTAACGTGTTCACCGAATTTTTGAAAAAAATGTAAAGTTATATTGTATAAAAATTTTACACTTTTTTATCTCATAATAATACAAGAATAATGAATGTACCTCAATATCACGTTGTAGAGTGCGATCGGATGAGTTCTCTCAGAGTGAGGTCTGAGGGCCCTAGTGCTGATAATAAGGCTTCGTATTTCAATTTAGTGAAGCCAATTAGTCTCAAAAAAGGCGATAGTATCCAATTAGATTCCGCTATCATTAGCGTTAAAGGTGCTAATAGTGACTCAATCGAATTCACGGGACGAAACAACAACAATTTTGCTGATAATTTCGCACTACTCGAAATTGGTTATTATTTGAACCACAACGGGACGAACAGCTGTGGAGTCCCATTTATAGAAAATTCTGCCCTCGGGTCCGGCCGTAAAACGGTCTATGATGATAACCTCTTTCAAGGAAGTCGAATCAATAACGCATATGGTAGTGCCATATTTAAACGATACTTCGACGGAGCTGAAGCAGTGCTTGCGCCAGCTGATTCGTATGTCATCGAAGACACAAATTGTTCAATAAATCCTTACCAACAAGTTGATGGCACTAAATATGGTAAAATAAAAGGTACCTACTTGGGGTACAAGAGACAACAAAATGGTGTCTCTACCTTCCCAAAATGTGAGCTAGAAACATTCGGAATTCCTCTAAGTGTAAAAAAGGGCTTTCTTAATCCGACTACTATTGCAGATAGGCTTACACTTCAGATGCAAAAAACGCTGCCAGTAAAAAGCGAAGACCCAGAATACAATATCGTTAAGGTACCTAGTTACAGAAAATATCATACATCATATCAACCAATCGCGGGGCAAGACAGCCCTGACGAACAAATTGTACCGTACCACTTTAACGGCCTCGCAAACATAACTATTAACGCCAACCTATTTACAGATGATTACGGTTCAACGGATGAAAACACTCACCATCCCATATACAACAACATCTTTGTTAAAAATCCCCTCAGGTATGCATTTGGAGTGCCTCTAATACAAGATACAGACACATATCCCTTGAATAGTGATAGGGACAACCCTGCTACTGATAGCGCTGATGAATTTTTTGGGAACAATGGTGCTCCTACGGTGCCTAACACAAACTTGTTCACGGCAGATTATCCAGTGTTCCTCTACAGTTATTACGAAAATGCTCAAGATAGACGCGACAATCCTTTAAGTGTTTTGGACCCTGCTAATTACAAAACATACCTTCCTTTCAACACGTCTGCATCAGATGGAGGAACGAGTTACACAATTCCTATCAGAACTTCGAGAAATATTCAGAGCAATATCAAGTATGATAGAATTTATGAAATCGAACAAATAATCCAGCCCAACTCTAGGTGCCTTGTGTTTTTAGATGGGAATTTCGAAGTTGTCAATAATGGGACTCTCATGAACACACTCAATTACCCGACGACTGGACAAAACAAAGACGACGCCAAGTACATATACCAAATCTATTACAATGCCTTTGCTACATTAGAAAATCTATCATGGTCTGATGCGGATGGTTCACCCGTCAAAGTTGAAAATATGATGGCCCAGACTCTGAATTTTCCGGTTTACAAAATTGAAAATAAGGGATACAGTTATCGATTAAGAATCAACGCAATTACCGATATCGAAGGACGGATTTATGATAGTACAAATACGACCCACTTAGGGAACTGGATGTACACACAAAAAATGCTCAAGTTTGAATTTTTCGCACAGTATAAAACACCAAATACACCTATTTATTACAAAGCAGCTTCTGAAGAAAGCCTCGTCTTGAATGGGTGGCACATCATGTCGTTTCCACGTTGGTGGGGAGGTCATCCGGGAAACGCATATTATCCAACCAATATTCAATTCCTAACAGAGCAATCGCAAGCTATGGGAGGAGGGACTGGTCTCAATACTGTCCTAGTAGG